GGTGCGATATGAGACTGATTGATGCAGATGCTTTAAGCGCAAAAATGTACCATGACGCTTTTGAAACAGATTCAGATATGCAGAAGTGGGATAGCGGTTGTTGGATTAGATACAAGATGTTTGAGAAAAATCTAGAGGATGCGCCGACCATCGCACAGCCAGAAGTATTAGCTTGTGGAGAGGGCGTGTTATCCGCACAGCAAGAAGATTATGCGAAGTTGAAGCGAGAGTTCCTTCAGATGGCAAGTTACATCGACGTGCTACTTGAATGTTCAGACGTACAGAAGGAAACGCTAATGGGGTTTATCTCACGGCTTGCGGAGTTCATGCCGTGGACAGAGAGGGATTAAGCATGGATGAATTAATCAGCAGGGCATTTATGAAGTCACTGGGAGCAAAGTGTATTGCGACTAGGGACGAAAGAACGAATGAATTGATAGCGATAATAGGAGTTGATGAGTTGCCATCCGCACAGTCAGAAATTGTACGGTGCAAGGACTGCAAGCATAGCCATCTTGATGGCATGATATGGAACTGTCCATTTGGGCTTTCTGGTGGCGAGGATTTCTTTTGTGCTTACGGAGCAAAGGACGGTGATTCAGATGACGAATGATTTAATCAGCAGACAGCAGGCGATTGAGGCGCTCGGCAAAGAGCCTGAGGTTTGGACAGATAGCGACGCAGAGATTGCTGAGCGAAATCAGTGGCGTATGGATGTGGCGGCAATTAAAGCAGTACCATCCGCAGAACCGGAGCGGAAGAAGGGGCGGTGGATAGACAGAGACCATATGCCAAACCATGCAAGATGCAGTGAATGCGGTTTTTTCGACGAATGGGCGTATGAGTACAATTACTGCCCGAACTGCGGAGCAGATATGAGAGGCAACGACGATGGTTAAGATGACGCAGAGTTTCAGGGCGTGGTGCCTGAAATATCACAGTGACATATACTCTCCGCTCATGTTTGGACACACAGAAGAGTTTACAGAGAAGCTTGCACGCGAGTATGTCGACTGGTGCAGAACTGATGAGGGACGACAGTATCTGAAAGGCGGAAGCAAATACAAGGAGGATGAAGATGAGTGATTTAAATTTTTATTGGAGAATGGGAGATTATGCGTTAGAAGCGTGTCCGGAACGCCTTGTAAGATTTTCAGAAGATGAACCGAATGAGACTATTGACCTTGTAAAGTATTATCAGTATCAAGGACGCGAATGTAAATACTCAATCGGATATTTTTATTATGATACACATGAGCCTTGTTGGGAGTTGAAATTCGTGGGCGGTAGATTTAAAGAGCTACTGGAAACAGATGTTGTAGCAGTGTTTAAGATGCTGAAAGCGGCATATGACGCTCTAGAAGAATGGTCTAGCGGGAGTGAACAGGATGAGTGATTTAAAGCCGTGTCCATTCTGCGGCGGTGAGGTAAGATTCAATTACAATCTGGATTTAGAGCCGGATGGGATCACCTGCATGAAATGCAGCTATATCTTAAGGTTCACGCGGATCAGTCACAGAGGCAAGGACACATTCGGCGTGACAATGCAGCGGCTGGCCGAGGCATGGAACAGGAGGCAGGTGACCGGGAATGACCTTAAGAGACTTGTTTGATGCGATGTGGAGCATCACAGAGGCTGACATCACCTGCAGACAGAATGGCGGGGAAGGGCTGTATATCCACCGTTTTCTTTTCCGGGAAAAGGAACCGACAGGCCGCGGTCTGATCTATGACATCAAGGCCGGCAGGGTGACATGCATCCTCGGGCCGATCAATGTCTACGGCAGACCGACCCGGGGCGGTGTGGAAACAGGCTGGGGCTATCTGGAGAAGTCGATCCCTGAGGAGCTCATGACGGCCCCAATCCGGCATATGGGCGTGATTAACTCTTACAGGGACGGATACAGTGTAAGCCTTGATGTGGATCTGCAGGAGCTGACGGTGGAGACGTTAAAGCACGATTTAGCCAAGAGAGCTTGGCAGGATTGGTGGGAAGAATGACGAGCAAGCGAGCTATTGAAATTTTGAGACGGATGCAGGAGCCGGAAGCGTGGGAGCCCGCCATCACGCCGGAGGCGTTCGAGGCCCTGCAGATGGCTATCAGTGCGCTGAAGGATTCGGAGAAAAGGAGGTTTGAACATGATTAACACTTTTGGTGATTGGCTCCGGGAGGAGCTGAAGGAACAGGGAAGAAGTCAGCAGTGGCTGGCTGATAAGACCGGATTCGTGCCGGAGGCGATCGCAGACCTTGCGAGCGGCAAGACCAAGAGGCCGAGCATGTACAAGGTTTGGAAGGTATGCGGGGCGCTCGGGGTGCCGCTCGGGCCGGTGATGCAGATGTTGCTGGCCGGAGATGATACGGATGATTAAGCTGGCTAACGCCGGGGCGGCGCTGTTGATGCTGGCATATGTGGCTGTTGTTTGGATGATAGGAGGACGGAAGCGATGATGAAAGAGTTATGCTTTGGCGATGCGATGCAGGCGTTAAGGAACCGGGAGCCGCTGTGGGGCATCCGCTGGGTGGACGGCCAGCCGGAGCTCATGGAGCTGACGGGCGTCTTTGACGGGCTGATGTTCCTCGGGCATGTCGAGGACGTGCCGAAGGTGTTGGCAGAGAAGCCGGAGCCAGAGCATGCGGCCAAAGTCGCCGCCAAGCGGAAGGCGCTCGACCATGGCAAGATTTTAAGCCTGTTTGAGGCGGGCAAGTCGGTGGCATGGATCGCCAAGGAGATGGGCTGCAGTGAGCAGGCGATCAGAAACCACATCAAACAGGAGGAGGAGCGTATCATTGGCGAGACTGACACAGATGCTGAGACGGCGGATTAAGCCCGGCGGCCATCTGTGGGCGGACGGGGAGCGCTGCAGGGTGCTCTCCTGCCTGCCTCGCATGGTGGTGGTCGAGCATCCGGCAGGATGGACGGAGGCGTTCACCTGGGATGAGATTTGGAGGAAGGACGGTGTTAGCATTGGAAAGCCGGCACAACGTCGCCAAGCGGGAGCTGAGCAAGCTCCGGATGCAGCGGCGATATATCGACAGGCTGAGGCTGCAGAGGGCGCAGGTCGAGGCTGACATAAGCCTGCTGAAGGGCATCCGGTACGACCGCGACAAGGTGCAGACATCGCCGGACGGTGAGAGCTTTTCCCGCGGCGTGATCGAGCTCATGGAGCTGGAAACCGAGATCGCCGATCGGGTGGTCGAGTATGAGATGACGTTGACGGAGATGGTCAGACGCGTGCACAGCCTGAGCCGCCCGGAGTATGCGGATGTGCTGTACAAGCTGTACATCGAGGACAAGACGCTCATGCAGGCGGCAGAGGAGATCGGTTACAGCTACGAGGCGATGTGCCGGATCCACGGGCGGGCGCTGGAGGAGTACAGGATCAAATATATCGGTCAATAAAAGTCAATGACATTTGGAAATAAAAGTGTATGATGATATTGGAAGCAGTGACGAGAGAGTTTTCATAAGTGTAATGTCCTCTTACTTTTGAGAAACCCTTCAGGGCGGCGTGGTGTAAGGAGCACCGCTGCATACGCTTTTTACTTCGGTTATGCCAGTAGCCGGAGGTTTTTCATTCCCCAGCGATCCCGGGATCAGGGCCGGGCGCCGCCTTTCGCTTTCATTTCTTTGTCACTCCTTTCTAAAAGATAGTTATTAAAACCCGGGGAGACCGTCAGACGCATGTGCTGGCGGTCTTCTCGCATTGGCGGGAGGTGCATATGAGCTACGGCGTACGCAGGGCGTTTTACAAGTCAAGAGAGTGGGCGGCCTGCCGGGAGACGTACCTTGTCCGGGTGGGCAGGCTGTGCGAGGAATGCATGCGGGCCGGGCGGATCACTCCGGCAGTTATCGTGCACCACAAGCGACCGCTGACTGATGACAACGTGAGTGACCCGGACATTTCGCTGGGCTTTGACAATCTTGAGGCGGTCTGTTTGGACTGTCACAACCGCATCCATGAGCCAGGCGCTAAGCGGTTCAAAATAGATGATTTTGGCAGAGTGATTACGCGGGACGACCGCCCCCCTGTCCGGGCACAGGCCGGGAGAGCCTAAGGACCGGTGGGGTGAGGTAATTTTCGCGGACTTTCGCTCGCGTGGGCGAACATTGCCGCAAGGAGGGATGATTTGAGCGCGGTTAATTGGATTTGCCAGTACTATCAGGGGATCCAGAACGGCTCCTTCATTGTTGGCAAGTTTATCCAGCTTTTATATAAGTATCTAATCGACGGACTGCAAAACAAGCAGTTCTTTTTTGATGGTCAGAAGGCCAGCAAAGCCATTGACTGGATAGAGACGCACTGCTTCCACACCGAGGGTCCGCTCGCTCCGGGGCCGTTCAAGCTGGAGCTGTGGCAGAAGGCAATGATCTCTATCATCTTCGGCATTGTCGACAAAGACGGCCACCGGCAGTTCCGCGAGATCCTCCTCGTGATCGGCAGAAAGAACGGCAAGTCCCTGCTGGCTTCCGCCATCGCCAATTACATCTTTCAGGTTGAGGGCGGTTTCGGCGCCAGAATCTTCTGCATCGCTCCGAAGTTCGACCAGGCGGACATCATCTATAATGGCATCTGGCAGATGGTCCAGCTCGATCCGGAGTGGAAGGAGCTCAAGAAGCTGTCCCTTGTTAAGGATACCCAGCACAGGAAAGTCCATGATGACTCGATGCTGGTGCGGCACCGGCAGACAGACCTTGCGGTCCTCGGCACTAACAGCACTGTTAAGAAGATCGCCTTCAACAGCAAGTCAAGCGACGGCTTCAATCCCTCGCTGACCGTCTGTGATGAGATCGCTGCATGGCGAGGCGATAAGGGTCTGAAGCAATACGAAGTTATGAAGTCCGGCATGGGCGCACGACCTGAGGGCCTGCTGCTGTCGTGCACAACTTCCGGTTATGAGAACGACTCAATTTATGACGAATTAATCAAGCGGTCAACAAGGTTCCTGATGGGCGACTCCAAAGAGAAGAGGCTTCTCCCACTCCTGTATATGATTGATGATGTTGAAAAGTGGGACGACATCAGCGAGCTCCACAAGAGCAACCCGAACCTCGGCGTGTCGGTCAGCGTGGACTACATGCTTGAGGAGATCGCAGTCGCAGAAGGCTCGCTTTCCAAGAGGGCCGAGTTTATCACTAAATACTGCTGTTTGAAGCAGAATAGCTCGCTTGCATGGCTTCCGGCGAACATTGTCGAAGCTGCATGTGGTGATGTGCTCCGGCTCGAAGACTTCCGAGACTGCTACTGTGTCGCAGGACTTGACCTTTCGCAAACCCGTGACCTCACGGCGGCGGTCGCCGTCATCGAGAAAGGCGGCGAGCTGTACGCACTCGCTCACTTCTGGCTTCCGGCTGAGAAGATAGACGAGGCGACGCAGCGGGACGGTGTGCCCTATAACATCTATATCCAACGAGGGCTGCTCTCAGCCAGCGGCGACAACTACGTGGATTATCATGATTGTTATCGGTGGTTCACGGATCTAATCGAGCAATATCAGATATATCCGCTGCAGGTCGGTTATGATAGATATTCTGCACAGTATCTCGTGCAGGACATGACGGCGTACGGGTTCCATATGGACGATGTCTTTCAGGGCGAGAACTTGTATGGAGTCATTCAGGAGACGCAGGGACTTCTTGAGGACGGCCGGATCCACATCGGCGACAATGATCTTCTGAAGATGCACCTGCTTAATTCTGCCGTTAAAATGAGCGTTGAGAGGGGTAGAGGGAAACTCGTTAAGCTGTCGCCGAACCTGCATATCGACGGTACGGCGGCCCTGCTTGATGCGATGACCGTCCGGCAGAAGTATTATGCTGAGCTGGGGACTCAGCTCAGAAATGAGGATTGATGACATGGGACTTTTTGAATTTTTATTCGGCACACGCCCCAAGGAGCCGAAGGTCGGCACGCAGGCAGACACGACTTTCAGGATGCTCAACGGCTACGTGCCGAGGTTCACCTCGTTCGGCGGTGAAGTCTACGAGTCTGAGCTGATCCGCTCGGCGATTGATGCAAGGGCAACGCATATCAGTAAGCTGAAGGTCGAGATTCAGGGTTCTGCCCACCCGGCGCTTCAGAATAAGCTGAGACACGGCCCGAACCAGTTCCAGACGTGGAGTCAGTTTCTCTACCGGCTATCCACCATTCTTGACGTTCACAACACGGCTTTTGTCTGCCCCGTGTTTGATGAGTTCGGAGCAGTGTCCGGCATCTATACGCCGCTTCCGAGCAGATGCGAGATTGTTCAGTATAACGACACGCCGTATCTGCGCTATGAATTCGGCAACCGCACCAAGGCGGCCATCGAGTTCGACCTCTGCGGAATCATGGTGCGGCATCAGTACAAGAGCGATTTCATGGGCGAGAGCAACGCCGCTCTCTTCCCGACGATGGACTTGATCCATATTCAGAATCAGGGCATCAAGGAAGGCGTCAAGTCGGCGGCGACTTACAGATTTTGGGCTCAGCTTTCCAATTTCGCCAAGCCAGAAGACCTCGCAAAAGAACGCAAACGCTTCACTTCTGAGAACTTCAGTAAGGACGCAGAAGGCGGCGGCCTGCTCCTCTTCCCAAATTCTTACAAAGACATTCAGCAGGTCAAGGCCAGCCCTTGGGTAGTTGATGCCGAGCAGATGAAGACGATCCGTGAGAACGTCTTCGAGTATTTCGGTGTTAACGAGGACGTGCTCCAGAATAAGGCCTACGGTGATGCGTGGGCAGCATTCTACGAGGGTGCGATTGAACCGTTCGCCATCCAGTTCTCCGAGGTCATGACCAAGATGCTGTTTACTTTTCGTGAGCAGTCGCAGGGTAACGAGGTTATGGCGACAGCCAACCGCCTGCAGTACCTGAGCAACACGGAAAAGTTGAACGTGTCGAGCCAGATGCTGGATAGAGGAATTATGAGCATTAACGAGATCAGGGAGATCTGGAACATGCCGCCGGTTGAGGGTGGCGATGTCCGGATCATTCGCGGCGAGTATTGGAACGCCGATGACAAGGTGCAGGAAGGAGGCCCTGATGAAAAAGGAAATCAGGACGTTTGAATTTGAAGTCCGTGCGGGCGTCGATGACGAGCACGGCCATACGCTGACCGGGATGCCGATCGTGTACAACGAGCGGACGGACCTGGGATGGTGTGACGAAATAATTGATGCTGGCGCACTCGCAGAGGCGGACCTCCGTGATGTGCGTTTTTTAGTTAATCACAATACCGACATGATCCCGCTGGCGAGGTCTCGCAACAACAACGAGCACTCGACCATGCAGATGGAAGTCGTGGAAGGTAAGGGCATGATGATTCGTGTTGATTTGGACACGGAGAATAATGCCGAAGCGAGAAGCCTATACTCGGCTGTTGAGCGTGGGGACATCTCCGGAATGTCTTTCATGTTTGGAGTCGATGAGGATAGTTGGGAAGATTTGGAGTCGGGGCATCCGACAAGGCACATCAGAACCATCAGCAAAGTCTTTGAAGTGTCTGCTGTGACCTTCCCTGCATATGAAGCAACTTCGATTCAGGCAAGAGGCCTTTCCGAAACACTGGAGAGTGCAAAGGAATCACTGGAGAGTGCAAAGGCAGAAGCCCGGGCGATTGAGCGCAAGAAGAAACAGATCAAAATTCTACTGGAGGTTTAGTCATGGATTTCAAGAATATGACGATTGAACAACTTGAAGAGCGCAGAGCTGCCATTGCGACAGAAATTGACGCTCCTGAGGCAGACCTTGACGCGCTGAGCGAAGAGGCCCGTGCTATCAGAGAGGAACTGCAGAACCGCAGAAGCGCCGAGGCTCAGAAAGCTGAAATCAGAGCAGCCGTCGCACAGGGTGACGGCGTTGTTGTTAAGGAAATTAAGACGGAGGAGAGAAGCATGCCTAACTTTGAAGAGATTAGAAACAGCGCAGAATATGCTAATGCATATGCAGAGTATATCAAGACCGGCGATGATGCCGAGTGCCGTGCTCTGCTTACTGAGAACGCAAACAACGGCACCGTAGCAGTCCCGACGCTGGTCGAGGGCCGCATCCGCACAGCTTGGGAGAACGATCCCATCATGAGCCGTATCCGCAAGACCTTCATCAAGGGAAACCTTAAGGTTGGTTTTGAGATTTCTGCGACTGATGCAGGCATCCATACCGAGGGTGCTACTTCCGGCGCTGGCTTTGTAGCAGAGGAAGTGCTGACTCTTGGCATCGCCGAGCTCGTTCCGGAGACCATCAAGAAATGGATCACGTTCTCTGATGAAGTTATGGATATGAGAGGCTCCGAGTTCCTGGACTACATCATGGACGAGATCGAGTACAAGATCGTCCGCAAGGCCGTGGCCCTTATCATCGCTGATATCGTGAACGCTCCTGCAACTGCCGATGCTGACAGCGCATCTGTCGCGGCTATCACAGTGACTACCAGAGCGGCAGGCGATATTGTGAACGCTGTCGCACAGCTTTCCGATGAGGCTACAAACCTTGTTGTCATCATGTCCAAGGCTGTATACGCAGAGTACAAGGGTATCCAGCTTGGTGCACAGTATGGCATTGATCCGTTCGATGGCCTGCCTGTACTGTTCTGCTCTGACTGCGGCACCAACGTTATCGTTGGCGACCTTGACGGCGTACAGGCCAACTTCCCGAACGGCTATGGCCCGACTATTAAGATTGATGACCTGTCCATGGCGGAAAAAGACCTTGTGAAGGTTGTTGGCCGCCTGCCGATGGGCCATGCCGTAACAGCTTGCGGCCGCTTCTGCGTAATCAAGAAAAGCGCATAAGGTGGCTGACCATGAAGATTAAACTCCTGCGAGACACAGCAGTCAGATTTTCTGCCGAGCAGGAGCTTGAGGTTACGGAGCAGGAGGCCAGACGGCTTCTTGCTCTTGGCCTCATTGAGATTGCTCCTGTTAAGGCGGTCAAGAAGACTGCCGCAAAAAAGAAAGAAGGCTAAGCATGGCACTTTTAGACGATGTGAAGATTGCGCTCAGACTGACGACAACCGCCTTTGACTCGCAGCTGATCGGGCTCATCGAGGCGGCAAAGCTCGACCTTGGCATCGCCGGAGTGGAGCTGCCTGCCGAACTTGATGCGGTTTGCAATCTGGCCGTCACGACCTACTGCAAGATGCATTTCGGACAGCCGGATGAGTATGACCGTCTCAAAAGAAGCTATGACGAGCAGAAAGCGCAGCTTGTGACTTGCACCGGCTATACGGATTGGGGTGGTGTTTAATGGACATGTCCAACGTCATCTTGCTGGTCAGTGTTGCCCAGTCACAGGACGAGTTTGGCGTGTGGCAGACTTCGGAGACGGCCCGGCAGGTCTTCTGCCAGGTGGATTCCGTAACCCGGCAGGAGTTCTTCGACGGCGGCAGGAACGGCCTAAACCCGGAGCTCCGGTTCACGCTGTTCAGGTACGATTACGAGAATGAGCCCGTTGTGGAATACTCTGGCAGACGATACGCTGTCTACCGCACATTTCTGGGGCGCAACGACACCGTCGAGCTCTACTGTGAGCGGAAAGGCGGCATCCATGGCTAGGGACCCGGGCGAGCAGCTGGCGGCAGAGCTGGCGAAAATCCTCGAAGAGTACGCCGACGAAGTGGAGCGGACAAGCGCCGAGTGCGTCCGGAAGGTCGCAAGGGCAGGCGCCAAGACGCTCCGCAAGGTGTCCCCGAGGCTCTCCGGCAAGTATGCGGCAGGGTGGACTTTCAAGGCTGAGGTCAGGCGCTTAGACGCCTCTGCAGTCCTCTACAACAAGGCGAGGCCCGGCCTCGCTCACCTGCTCGAACACGGGCACGTCACCCGCAACGGGACAGGCAGGACATACCCGCGCACACCAGCGCACCCGCACATCGCCAAGGTCGAGGAGCAGATAGCCAGCGACTTCGAGAAACAGATAAGGATATCGTTAAAATGACATACCAAGACGTTTCAAGGCTCATTAAGAGCATCGGCCTGCCCTACGCCTACGATCATTTCGACCTGTCGGACGGTGAGGAGCGCAGGCCGCCTTTTATTTGTTTTATTTACCCCGGCAGTGATGACTTCTCTGCCGATAATACCAACTACATCCGCATTCGTCAGCTGCAGATTGAGCTTTACACGGATAACAAGGACTTCGAGCTGGAGCGCAAGGTTGAGCTTGCACTCAATGGCGCCGGGCTCCCGTATACCGCTGAGGGCGGCTATCTGAGCGACGAGCAGATGTACATGCAGACATATACCACGGAGGTGTTAATCAGTGGCTAAGGTTAAATATGGCCTCTCACAGGTCTATTACGCAGTGCTTGACGACGAGCAGGGCACCTACAGCACGCCCGTAGCTATCCCCGGCGCCGTCAGCCTTTCCCTCGATCAGGAGGGCGAGACCACGCCGTTCAGAGCCGACAACATCGACTACTGGACGAGCGTTTCCAATAATGGTTATACCGGCACGCTTGAAGTGGCCCTCGTTCCGGACTCCTTCCTCAAGGATGTCATGGGCGAGATTAAGGACGCAACGAGCGGGCTTCAGTACGAGAAGGCAGACGCCAAGCCTAAGGCTTTCGCCCTGCTCTTCCAGTTTGAGAATGATGTGAACGCGACCCGTCACGTCTTTTATAATGTTAAGGCGACCCGCCCGTC